TACATTTAAGAAACAGAAATCTTCTTTAATTAAATCTAATTCTTTTTTAATTTCGCTTTCACCATCTAAAAATGGTAAATATTTATATATTTCTTCAATAAATCCCTCTCCAATGATTTCTATAGGTTTTTCTACTTTAATTATACCTAGTGATTGTTGAGTATTATTATCCTTTTTCTCAAATTGAGAATTCATGAATGTATCTTTAGAATGTTTAGACGGAACAATATTTAAATCCATCTTATTAATTCCTTCAATCCATTGTGGTGCGCAAACGTCCGTTTCTATTCCAGCAGTCCATCCAATATTATAACCGCCAATAGCTTGGAATTCGGTTGGTATTGTATGCCAAATCATGATATCAGGTTTATATGTTAGGTTTTCAGATAAGATATATTCACTTAAAAATCCCCAATCTTCTAAGTTATCTTTAATGAAACCTGAGGGTAAATTACCCCACCCACATGATATAATTTTTATATCGAATTTATCTTTATATAACTCTATTAATGACTTTGCTATACCACGCCCACAAGCGGGATATCCTCCATATACATCAATACTAGAGTATAATACTAATTTTGGTTTATTCATTTTTAATATACTAATGGGTGATTAATCTTATTTTCTTTAATTCCTTCAAATTTGATTAACTCAAATGATTTGCGTGGTTTCCATACTTTCAATGTTTCATCAATACCTTCAATCATATTCTTACACATATTTTTTGCGGACATCATAGATTCATCTGATTTGGCCCATTCTCTACCTTTTAATCCTTTGAATTTGCGTTCTTCTGGATGAAGGCTGTATACTTCTTCAATAGCTTTAGTTAAATCACGGAAATCTAAATGAGTATCCCAAATATATGGTGTTGCTGGTGAACCTACTAATGATAAGTTTGAAGGGAATACAGGTACTGCCCACTCTCCATGTTTTTTATATCTTCCGAAATGGTTTGATTGAAATTTACTATCAAATTCAATCCATTTTCCATTTTGTCCAACAAATCTCATTTGATCTTGCATTCCACCAGTAACGTTAGCTATAATCATTTTGCCAGCCATCATAGATTCTGTTAAACTCAATCCCCACCCCTCATTTGATGAAGGCAAAACAGTTACATCAGCTATATTATATAGTTGATTCATACCCGCATCGTCTAACTTTTTATGAGTAAAATATACGTTAGATTTTTTACCAAACAACATTTCTCTTACTGCTCCTAAATCTGTACCATTATTATCAACAACATCAGTATGAAGTAATAATGCTGTGTTACGTTGTTGATCAGGAGTTAATTTATCTTGGAATAATTTCCAAGCAGCCATAAGATCTGATGGGCATTTTCTTCGAATATTTCTTGAATTAAATAATGCAACAAATTGTGGGACATTACCATTGAAGTATTCGGTTTTTGTTTTGTTAATTAGTTCTAAATCTTCTATTGGATAAAACTTATTTTCATTAATTCCATGAGGGATATATCTAAGTGTTTTATTTTTAGCTAAATCTCCTAATACCATTTTATGGATATTATCAGTTTGTTTTGAAATACCAAACAATGAATCACAACTATCATAGGCTGCTTTATTCCATAATGGAGTAGGTAATTCATCCCAAATAGAATAATACATTATAGGACATTGTTTACGAATTTCATTTTCTATACTAAATAACCATTGGTAAAAACGAGGGTCAGTAAAAATTAATACACCATCAGGTTTATCATTTTTTAATATATGTCTCATTAAATTTACGTCACCATAACCGTTAAAAGGATATAGAATAACTGAAGAGTCCTCATTACCAGACATTTTGTTAATCTGTTCAGAAACGTCGATTCTTTGTCCCGCGTTTGGGTGATCTATTCCTGCGGCGATGTTAATATAGTTGTATTTATGGGAAGTTCCTACTATGATTTCTCTAGCCATAGTTGCGATTCCCGAAAATAAAAAAGGATCATCTGCAATAAATAATATAGTTTTTCTTTGGTTTTTAGGTATGTAACCTTCTTTCATAATTTATTTTATTAATTTTTATATAACGATTTGTATATGAGCATAGTGGTTGAAAATTAGTATAATGATTTAACCGGATTATATCCTCTTCTGTTTTGGCACTTGATATTGGGATTATATGGTCTATATCCCAACCATAGTTTAATTCACCATTGTATAATCCTTGGTTTTCCCAAGTCATCCAAGGTTCGAATTTCGATTCAAGATATTGTTTAAATTCTTCAAAGGTACAACCTAATATTTGATAACTTCTAGGATTTTTTGTAAATCCATTATTTCTAAAACTCGAGGATATTAAAGAAATAATTAGTCTTTTAGTTCTATATATAGTATCTTCTTGATATTTAATCCTTAATGATTGATTAATTTTATTTCTATTTTCAGATTTATATATTTTATTTTTAACCTTCCATAAATCTTTATTATTTTCGTAATTTTCTTTATCCTTTTGTTTATAATATTCAGGATTTAATAATTGATGTTCTTTAACATTATTTCGAACTCTTTCTTTATTCTCAGGTTTAGATAAATAATTACTAAAAGCTTTACTACAACAGGACCTACAGCGAGAATTTAAACCATCCTTCTTACTTTTATCATTAGAATAATTATCTAATGATTTAGGTTCATTACATTTTTTACACGTTTTCATATCATGAATATATAACCTTTATTTTACTAATCCAAATTTATTTTTAAAATTCTAAATCATTAGTGTTGTGTAATTTTTTTCTAAATTCATCATCATTTAAATAGAGAAATATAGATCTATCTACTAATTTTTGTAGTGAAAATTTGGATGACACACATTTAATTTTGAATTGATCAAAAGTATCAGGATTTACCTTAACGCTAGTTAAAATTTTAGGCTTCATATTTATACGTTTTTTATTTTACGTATATAAATATATAACTAAAAGATTTCGAATGGGGAAGGTTGTTTTTTAAATGGAGTACCTCGATTACAATGTTGGTCTAAATCTTTATATGGACAGAACCCACAATTAAATTGTGATATTTCTTTTTTAAATTTAGTTTGTCTTATTACACCATGTTCATCAAAAGTTGAATTAGCAAAGTTTTCTAACATAGAATATGCTTTAACTATTTTACCTTTACCCGAAGCAGGAATAAATGATTGGAATCGTTTTTCAGGAAAATCACTATCTTCCTTAATTTTACGTTTTAATATTAAAAACTTAACCTCAATATTTTCTATAGGAAAGTTGAATTGTTCAGAGAATAATTTTTTATATAATAATAATTGAGCTAGTTTACCTTCATCTTTTTTAGCCTTATCATACCAAGCTTTAGTTGATGTTTTTAAATCTATTATTTCAATAGTATTGGTTGGTTCATGATATAAAACTAAATCTAAGAAACCATTATAAAATACATTCGGTAATATATTATGAGATATAGGTACTTCACATCCAACTAGATGCCATCCTTTTTTAGAGAAGTAACCACCTACTTTATTTTTAAAATATTTTAAAATAGCAATACCATCTTCACAAAATTCATCCAATTCTTCAGGAGTTGAGAAATGTTTCTTGCCGTTTTTTTCATATTCATCTAAATACAACGATTTAAGTTTTTGACGGAAAGTCATTATAAGATCTAGACGATCTGCAGCAGCTTTACTTTGTTCGTAATATATAGTAAGATATGATTGAATTAACTCATGACACGCAACCCCAAATATTAAATTAATGGATGGATCAGGAATTTTGATTTTATCACGATAACGAAGACCCCATCTATACGAACATTGTCCGAATATAGTCATTTGTGAATGACTTATTATACTTTGGCAAGACCAATCTATTGGAGGTGGTTTATACGCTTTTACCTGTTTAATTATATCAGGAATTTTTTGAGTTTTAGCCATATTTTATTTGGAGATTTAAGTTAACCTAACAGACGATCTTAATGGGTATTTCGAGGTTACTGGTTTGTTAACACTACTATTAACCTTTTTTCGTATCTCCTTTATAGTTTTAAAAATTTAAAATTTACTGAATTAAAATCAACTCCAGGTCGTTCAACTAATTCAAGTGTACTACTTGATCTACCAACATTCATTGATTTTAGAGTGAATGGAGTATTAATAGACATTCCATTTTTATATAATTTATGGCTATCAGATTCATATCCATTATGCCAAGTTTCTCTTGTAATAATTAATTTAATTTCGTTTTCTTGAAGAAATTGATAATCTTCCGGTCCATTTTCTCCCATTCCAAAGTAATTCATTCGGAAATAAATCCCCATTACTTTTTCTTCTAATAAATCGTCTATTTCTAACATTTTTCAGAAATTTTATATTTTTTAGATAATTCTTTAGCAAATTGGTCTGCGTCTATAGGTTTAGGATAAATTCCATCTGGTCTCCATGATTCCCATTGATAGTTCCAATTTCGGAATTCTTCAACTAAATCCCCCATTAAAGTTTCATCACTTTTTACAAAATATTCATCTAATATGTCTTCTTCGAAGTTATCTTGTGTAGTAGTTTGATGAAAGAAACCTATTCCCGAACGATCACTAACTTCAATGTTAATATCATTTAATTCTTCATATTTTTTTCTAGAATCACCCATTATTTTAGTAATTTAGTTATTTCTTTTTCGGATAAACCCGTTTGTTGTAATATTTTAATAATTTTTGGTTCATCCAACACACATAAACCGTCTAAAACCTCGCGGGAACTAATTGAATAATACGCAGCCAATTTATCTATGACGTCCTTGCTATACTCTTTTTTCTTCGCTTTAATCCATTGAAACCAACGTTTCTTTTTTGGTAAGTTAGTTAAAAAGAAATTATAATGGTCGCGATTAGGTACCTGCTGCTTCTGTACCTCATTAACTATTTCAATCAAAGTTGGATCCATACTTAGCCATAGATTGGTTATAAAAGGGAGGTATGTTTTCTGTTCATCCTTGGAAAATGAATTCCAAGGAGTTTTAAGAACAGTAAAATGATTAATCCAATCTCCAGGACTCATACTAATTTACTTTCTAATATTGATAATATACTATTCCAATATGAATATCGATTATGCCATTCAGCACTATAACCGTTGGATGAAATATATAGAGCCTCTTTAGCTAATTCAATAGCACTTAAAGTTTTTAATTTTTCAACCTGTTCATATTCTAATCCCCATATATTATCATATAAGGGTTCGAATCTAGATCTTATTTCCTCGGCTCGTTCTTCTTTAGTTAATTTATTCTTCATCTCCTAACATTCCTATTAATTCCGTAGGTAAACCCTCTTTGCAGATCTTACCAGTTTCAGGACAATAGAAAATATCGATAGGAATTATAGCATCACGATCTCCCCCTGTCAAAAAACGGGATGCTTTACGTAATAGTACACCTTGATGCCAAATTTTTCCACCTGATGGAGTTAATATCTCGGTTGTTTTTCTAATATCTAACGGTTGTGTTTGTTTTTCCATTTTTATTTATCTTTTAATTTTTCAAGGTGATCTAAATCTTGTGATGTTCCAGCAAAGTTAACTAATTCAAACCAAGATATAAGTTGGTCATCTGATAATTTAGTATCAGGATATTCATAAACAACATTAAATAATAATGAATAATCAATAACTCTATATTGAGCCATATCATCTAAGTCATTATAAAAATATTCTACCCCATCGACTAATAATCCAAATTCTCCTTTATAAAATTCTTCAATAGTTTTTAAACGTTGCTTACCATCAATAATTTTATAAGTTGTAACTCTATCTTTATGTGATAATGAGTCATCTTGGTACACAACTATTGCAAAGTTTGGAATTTGAAGTTCTTTCATTAATGAAACAATTAGTGAACGTTTTTGTTCAATTGTCCACACAAAATCTCTTTGAAGATTTTTACCATTTGATAATTTAATATCATAATCTATAACATATCTATATTTTGGATCAAAAAGCCTTCTGGCAGAATGACTTGTAGCAGATTGTATGTTAAGTTTATATTTTGGTTCAAATGCTTTAGTTGATAATTTGTTTTTCATAACTATTTATTATTTATAATTCTTGAACAAAGACCTAGAAAACATATTTGTTTATCTGGACTAGTAGTACTTTGGAATGCGCTTTCTGCAATATACCAAGGATCAATTGAATTATTTGACCAATCATCTAAACGTTCCGATAGAAGTACGTATAATTCTGTATAGTCACGAAGTTGAAGATCAATTACTATTTTTCTTATTTTATTTAGATTTTTTGATTTAAGGTATCCAATTAATTCATCACTTACTTTGCTTATATTTGAAGATGAATCAGTAACAATCAATTCGCCTGATTTAGAAAATGATTGTAATTTGATTAATGTTTGACGATTATCAGGATAGCAAATATTTACCACTTTAGCTATGTCTTTTAAATCGTATTTTATTTGTTCTTGTTCAAGAATATCTTTACATTTTTTAGCTAGTTCTTGTTTTGTAGGAGGGTGTAATTCATATCTCTCTAATCTAGATTGAATCGGTTCCAACATTCTTTCGAAATAGTTACAAGTAAATATAAAACGAGTATTTAATGAAAATGTTTCAATTGTATTACGTAATGCGGATTGAGCATTTGCTGTAAGGAAATCTGCTTCATCTAATATAATAATTTTAACAGGTTTAAATGATGCAGATGAAGCAAATGAATTTACTTTTTCACGAATAGTTTCGATACCATTTTCACTTGATGCATTTATATACAGAGAATCGCAATCAATACAGTTTACTATCAACTTAGCACTCGTAGTTTTACCACAACCAGCTTTACCACTAAGAATTATATTGGGTATTGTTCCTTCTTGTATCCACCTTTCTAAATCTTTTCTATAATTTTCATTACCTATATAGCCATCCAGAGTGTTAGGACGATAACGTTCAGTCCAGAGATAATGCATTGGGTTCATTTCCATAATCTAATTTATCTTTTTTAATATCACGATTTACTTTACTACATAATGGTTGAAGGTTTGTGTAATGATTTAATCTTATTACATCTTCAATACTTTTAGCTTCACTAATAGGTATTTTATGATCAATATCCCAATCAAAATTTAATTCGCCATTATATTTACCTTTATTATCCCAAGTCATCCAAGGTTCAAATTTATTCTCTAAATATACGAAGAATTCTTCAAAAGTACAACCTAATATTTCATAAGTTCTACAATTCTTTTGAAGTAAGTAATCTATGATATCTTTGACCTTCGTAACCTTTTAAATAGTTATTAAAGTAATCAGCAAAGTCTTCTTTATTGTTGAATTTTTTATGTTCATAATAAAAACCTTGCCAAGTCAATCCAACTATAAAAGATAATCTTTTTTCTTGTATAAATTCCCAATTCTTATTATTAATAGTTCCATTTTGGATACTACCATCAGAATTACAATCCATTTGAATAATAAATTTACCCGTAAAATTTTGTACTTCTTCTGGTGTTATTTGCATTTTCATAACTTATTTATTTTAAATTTATATTATGAATATACGAACTTTTTTCGAGAAAAACAAACCCTCTTTCGAGGGTTTTAATTTTTAAAATTGAGCTTCTTGTTCTTTTCTATCTTCTCTACGTTCGTATACTAGGTTGTTTGTAGTAAGGATAGTACTTGCTACTGATGCTGCATTAATCAATGCACCTTTAGTAACTTTCATTGGATCTAAAATACCTTCTTCCTTCATATTAACAATTAACTCTGATTTAAGATTATATCCAAACCAAGGGTCATATATTTTAGTATGGTTAGATTTTTCTAAATTTGGTTTGGTCCAAAATTTTAACGTTTCTAATCGAGTTTTACTTCTATTATATCTATTTATTCCTACTAATTTATCATACAATTCCTGTATCCTATTTATATTATACCCAGCATTTTCCAAAATTCTTTGGAAGGGGGCTGCACAAGCATCCATAATAATTTCCTGTCCTAATTTAATGTCCTTATCTTCAGATAATTCTATATTATTAAGTGCATATAATAATGCTACTCCTCCTCCAGGTAAAATACCTTCTTCCAAGGCTGATTTGGTAGCGAATAATGCATCTTCTACTCTATCTTTCTTTTCATCAATCTCTAGTTCAGAATTACCTCCAACTGAAATAATAGCTACTCCACCAATTAATCTGCCTAGACGTTCTTGTAGTTTTTCTTTTTCAAACATTGATTGACTTGAGTCAATTTGTTTTTTCAACTCTTCAGAACGTTTTTCGATGTCTTCTTGAGTACAATCACCGTCAACAATGGTAGTTTTGTCTTTAGAAACATTTACTGTACGTGCAGAACCTAAGAATTTAACAAATTGTGCTTCAGTTAATTTATCTAACTTAAATCCCTTTTCTGGGGAAATTACCTCACCACCAACAATAATAGCTAGATCTTCCAACACTTGAGTTCTTCTATCACCATAATCAGGTGCTTTAACAGCCACTGAATTGACAATTCCTCTCATTTTATTTACAATAAGAGTAGATAGGGCTTCTCCTTCAATATCTTCTGCAATAATAAGCAATGGTTTGTTTTCAAGATTAGCTTTGTTCATTACCCCAACAATATCAGATGCTGCTGTAATTCTACCATTATAAATTAATATTAATGGTTTTTCCAAAGTAGTAGTCATAGTATCGTTATTTGTAACGAAGTATGGTGATTTATATCCTCTATCAAATTGCATACCTTCCACAACTTCTAATGAAGTTTCTCCAGATTTTGATTTTTCAATAGATACAATACCTTCTCTACCAACTTTCCCTATAGCAGCAGCAATCAACTCTCCAATTTCAGGATCGTTATTACCAGAAATAGTAGCAACCTCTTTAATTTGAGAATCTTCGGTAATATCCACCTTAATTTCATTAAGATAAGTAATTACTTGTTTTACAGCATCATCAATACCTTTCTTTACTTGTACTACATTAGAACCTGCTTCTAGAGCTTTAAAACCTTCTTCAATAATAGAAGTAGCTAATAGTGTTGAAGTAGTTGTTCCATCTCCATTTTCGATGGCAGATTTAATTGCAACTTCTTTAACCATTTGAGCTCCATAGTTTTCGATTTCATTTTCTAATTCATGAAATGATTTAGCTACAGAAACTCCATCTTTAGTTGCTCTTCTTTTTCCATATTGATCTTGAATTAATACACTACGTCCAAAAGGTCCTAATGTATCCGAGACAGCAGAATTTAGTTTTTTAACACCTGCTATAATTCCTTCTTTTAATTCTTTTCCGCTTGATACGTTTGTCATATATTTGTTTTTATTCTTCTATAATTGCTGCTGGTAAGTCTGTTATTCCACAAATAATGAAATCTTCTCCATCAATTTTTTGTTTTGTACTTCCCATAGGTGGTATTAATACAGTATCTCCGACTTTAAATTTACAGGGAGCTTCTTTTCCTAGATTAAAATTATATATAGGAGTTATAGCTATAATAACACCCTGTAATAATTTGGTATTCTCCAAATCTGGTACCACGATGTTTCCATATACTTTTTCACCTTCTTCGATAGGTTTAATTATTGTTTGTCCGTAATTTGGTACTAGCCTTTTTGCCATTATGAAATTTGTTTTAGTTTTGTATTTAAATTATTTACTGCGTCTTTATATTCGTCTATATATTGTCTGAATGAGTAAACTTGGTTAGGTCTAAGCATTTTTTCATTTACTTGTCTTTTCATCACTGAATTAATAGCTGATTCTAATGAGGTGTAGAATCCACATTCTTTATCTTTACTTGGCTTGTTTTCTTTCATTAATGTGAAACAATCCTTACTAAGTTTGATATAGAAATCACCCAATAATGGATCTCTAATTATTGAATTTTCATCACCTTTTGGTTTAGATGGTCTACCTTTACTTCTTTTTACAGCTAATTCTTCCATAATCTTTATTTTAATTGTTTTTGTAAATGTTCTATTAATAATTTAATTCCTTCTTGATCTAAAAACATACTATAACTTTCATTATACTCATTGAAAGTAATCTCAACATCATCCCCACTATCTCTACTATAAACATCCAAACTTTTATTCTTACCCCATCTTAATATAAGATTAGTATAAGTTGTATCAGGGTATAATATTTCATGACTCATAATTTACTGTTTTAATGGAACAATCCAATATTGAACTTCTATTTCATCTTCCTTTGTTATTAAAGATATTACACCCATCGGATAAACATACATTTTTATATCTGAATCCTTATTGTTTGATATAATCTCTCTAAAATTAGCTACATTATATGTAAAAACAGGAATTTCATTATATATTTCTGTTGGTTGATTAAATGTAATTTTATTTGCATATCTTTCTTTTAAACCAATAGTGAATTTAAGGTTGTTAATCTTAAGTTTATCAATTTCATTTTTAATTGTGAATGTTTCAACTTTCATTAGGGCATTATGAGCCTTGATAAACCTAGTTATAAATTCTTGATCTATAGTCAATACTATTGATGGATCAGGCATTTGATTAGATAATTTACCTTCACTAATAAGACCTAAATCACCAAGATTATAAGATAAATCAAATTGATTATCTTTTATATCAAGTTTCATTGCTTTACCATCTTTTTCTATAACCTCTAATTCAATAGGATCATTTGTGATAGATACTAGTTTATATAATTGAGTTAAATCATATATCCCTAATTCAGAATCAACTAATTCGAATGGAGACTTAACTTTAATGATACAATCTTTTAAAGTAACAGATGCATCGATATTCAACTCATTGTCCTTAATTTTAAGTCTAATTTGTTCTGTAAGTCCACCAAGATGTACTTTTTCAATAATACTTATTAAGTGTTTTTTATTCATAAAATTGTTTTTGGACGAAATGAATTAGGATCATATACGATCCTAAGATTTTCTTTATATTTTTTTATTATGTTCTTCAATAATATCCCAAATATTTATTCCTTTTATCCAACCATCATTATCATCCACTAGTAATTCTATATTACGTCGAGATTGTATTTTATTTGGATTATTTATTTTCATCTAATATATCTAAAATTAGCACAATTAGGATAATCTGTTCTAAGTACTACTTCAAATTTATAATCAGGAGAGAATTTATGTTCTTCAGGTTTTAATCCATATCCAGGATAACTATATTTAAATTTGTTTAATAAACAAATAATATAATCATAATCATTTTGGTTATTTACCATAAATGGTAATGATGGTCTATTTGGATTATTAATTTTCATAACTTAAATCTTGTATAGTAAATATATGATTTTCTAAATTAATATCCAAATTTATTTTAAAAACTTAATCTATTTCTTTTAATTTCTCGGTTTACTTTACTACAAAGAGGTTGGAAATTAGTATAATGATTTAATCTTATTATTTCTTCCTCATTACATGCACTACTTGAAGGGGTAATATGGTCTAGGTCCCAATTTTTATTGAATTCGAGAATTCCATCTTTTGGGTCTCCTTTATTTTCCCAATTCATCCAAGGTTCGAATAAGGACTCGATATAAATTTTAAATTCTTCAAAAGTACAACCAAGTATTTCTTCGGTTCGTTTAGATTTATAATAATCATCTCCTAAAATAGATTTTAAACTTCTCCAAATATTATATCTAATAGACTTTGTTAATTTATATTGTGGGTTTATTTTTACTTTATTATTCTCATAATCTCTTTTATTTTTCTTAACTCGTTCAGGATTACGTATATTCCATAATATACTGCGTAATTTAGCAGGTTCAGGATCATCTATATATCTCTGTTTATTATTTTTATTTATAGTATGTTTATTTTCATTATAATAATTTCCACGATAATCGGGATTATTGTCATACCATCTATTTACTCTATCGTTATGTTCTTCTTTATTATCTAAATAATATTGAGCCCAATATTCAGATGTTTGACCCTTTCTTGAGTCTCTATACGATTTATTACAATTTTTACATTTGGTGTTATAACCATCACCTCTAGTTTTGTCTTTTGAAAATTGATTTAAATCTTTAGTTACTTTACATAAAATACATTCTTTCATTACTATGAGAAATTAAAATAATCCGCAATATACGAATTAAATATTGGGGATCCCCATCTTAAATCGGAATATATTTTTTCTATTTTATTATACAAAATAGAAGTAAATAGTTTATCTTTATCAATGTATTCTTCTACTAAATCTAATATGAAATCAGGATCATTAGTCCCTTTAACTGCTATTAAATCTATTTTTAATGGATTTTTCTTAAGATAAATTAAATATATTTTATCCCCCAGTTGGATTTGAGGATACTCTTGATCTAATTTTTTAAATTTAATTAAATCATTATAAACTATGGATCCCCTACTATTCATAGGACATTTTTTAGCTAAACTAGAGAATATTTTTCCTGAAGGGGGAGGGGCTGATATATATTCCCCTATTTTCTTAACTCCAGAAGGTTTACATATATCTAACCATGGAGCTCCGTTTATAGAGTCCCTAAATTCAATAAGGAACTTATCAACTTCCGATTTAGAAGTAGAAAATAATATCTTTTTAATAATTTCAGAACCAAAACTACCAAAAAACTTAGGATAATTACTTTTTACTATATCTAAACCCATTACTACTAATTTTTCGATAGGCATACCTTCTTTATCTACTAAGAATTGAGCATAACGACGTTTTCCTGACCAATATGCTGATTGTAATATAAATTCGGGCTTTAAATCAAAATAATGGTCATCAGAATTTAATATACTTTTTGCTATAATACTTTGATAGTCATTAAGAATAGGTCTTAATTCTGTCTGTAGTGCTTTAGCTTTAGGTAAAGTATCCGGTACAGAAGTTAAATCCAAATCAGGATATAATTTTTTTAAAATAGGTTCAAAACATATAAAGGCACTATCTGTATCAGATGCAACGATATGTTTGTTTATTTTTTGTATATCAAAATTCATTATATTAATTTAAGTGCTTCAACTAATCCTACTTCTAACGCTTCTTCATACGTTCTATAAAAACATTCTGTTGTTTTATTATGGGTCCTATGAAAAATAGTTACTGAATAAGTATTCCAACCTAACTCGTCATCATAGTAATTACATTCTACTTGAACTATAATTTTATTAACTTCTCTTAAATGTTTTTGTAATAATGATTGAGTTATTTGAAAATACCATGGTTGATATTCTCTAGGATTATAATTAGAATTAAGATTTTTAGGATTTTCGTTATCAATAGTTAAATATGGTATTAAATCAAACCCTTTTTCTTTAGCTAAACGTGCTGTCTCAAAACTTATTAATTGCTCTTGCATAATTCTAGATTTAATGGATTATTCCAATAATTAGGTAATCCGTATTTTTTAATATTTTTACCACCTTCCCAATTAACTCCCATTGAGTTAGGGTCTTGATATTTTGTAATAATACCCTTTAATTCAGTACCTGAATATACGACCTCTTTATGATATAACTCGTTACAATTAATACATTTTATTGAAGTCATTTTTAATTTAAGTCCTTCATTACTATACCAATTTCCATTACATAAATGAACTTTAGACACGTAAGTTCGTTCTAAGTTATTGTCTAATAGGAATAAATTAGTATCGTTAAAATAACTATTTTCTCTATATTTTAGTAAGGTTTTCAGACTCATAAATATTTATCCATTTTTGAATTATTTGGGATTAAATACCAAAAATCTTCCATACTATCCCTTTTAGTTATCACCCAATATAAAGGGTATAAACATAATGAAATTAAAAATAATATAATAAATATTGGTAATACGACCCCTCTATAAAATACTCCTAATATAAATTTTTTCATTTGATATAATCTTTATATGCGATGAAATCATCATCTTTCCCAGGTTCGTCATCATCTCCAAGTCCTAAACTTTTAAGATGTTCTCTCATATGTTCATCCATATCCCATTCAACTATTCCTGTTCCTGTTTGTGGAATATGAGACTCAATGTCTTTAATTTGTTTTTTAGTGAAAACATCACCAACTGTTAAATAATAACAATTATAACAAACTAACTCTAGGTTATTTCCTCTCCAATTTCTTCTATTTCCATCTTTGAAACTAAGGAGTAATGGAACTTTATAATCTAATATTCGAGCTTCATTAAATCCACACCTTACACATTTTTCTTCCAAAATGGCATCAATAATCAGTCGTTCTTTGAAAGTGTTTATATCATAATTATCTATTGTAGTAATTTCACCACTTAAAATCATTCTAAGTTCACCTTTAGGTGCTCTTACATATTGACTATATTGATTTTTTTTCTTTTTACCTTGTAAAAATTTAGGAATACCTTTACCACATTGATTTTTATGTTTTTCATATAGAGTTTTACCGGTCTCAGGGTCAAAATACAACTTAGCATAAATCATATAAGTCCAATAACTTATATTAAGGTATCGGGCTGCGGCCTTATTTGACTTAGTGACAGCCATTGCTCTAAGTATGTCTTGCTCACTCTGTGGTTTAGCTACTGGCATTATTTCTTAATTTGTTCAAACCAATCCTTAAAGGATGGTTTATCATTATTCGGGTTTTCACCATGTAAGTTTAATCTATAATCTAAAAATTCATCAAAATAACCCCTTTTATCAGATATAAAAAGAGTAGATATTTCATCTAATGTATAACTTCTTTCAGCCTGCCATTTAACACCTGCTATAAAACCTAATTCATATCCATACATTTGATTTGGAGTTGTCTTTCTATATCGTTTAGCGGCTTTTTCTAATTCTTTCATAACTATTTTTGTTTTACTATTTCGATTAATTTACGGAGACATGATAATTCTGCTTCTTCATAAGTTTTCCATTGTTGGTTTGGATTATTATTTTCCCAATCTATTTCAGAATAAATAATATAATCATACCAAGAAGTTTCTGTTGTTTTTCCACCTTTAAAAATTGGATAACCTATTATATGGTATTTTTCTCTAAACCATCTAAAAGCTTGTTGATAAAGAGGAGATGAAATATAGTCTTTATTAAAATTAACTAGTTGTAAATTTCTTCTTATACTACCTTGCTTGTTAAAGTATGTAAAACATTGTTCATCAAAACCTAATTCTTTAAGTGCTAGTGCTTCTTTGTAAGGTATAAATTCTTTTTCCATAACTTTCTTATTTGAGTAAATATACGAATTTTATTTTAGGAATCCAATAAACCTTTTAAAATTAGATTTATATTACTGAATTCAATATATGCTATTCTAATTAATCCTATATTATTATCTTTACAGAATTGGTTTTTAATTTGATCTAATCTTATTTGTTTATCTAGAGCTTTTTGACCTCCAAAAAATTTAACAGGGATAGTATGTAATTGACCATCATATTCTACACAAATGTTTTGTTTAGGGAGATAGAAATCAAATTTTAATTTATGGTTAGTTTCAGGATTAATACATTTATCGAATTTTTTCTGTGTTTCATATTTAATATTATTCTCTTTTAAGAATAATTCAACACTTTCTTCCCCTTTACTATTATTACATTTAGGACATCTTTGTCCAAATAAATGGTTACTTATTTGTTGTTTAAACCAACCATGTTTTGGACATTTTATTCTAAATCCAGGATCATAATATCCTTTATAAGAGTCCCAATCATATTCGAAATCATGACCTAAGTTAAACACTTTTTCTTTTATATTATCAAGAGTTAAAGAGTTTCGTCCATAAACGGCACACTTAGGACATTCATGTTTTGGATGTATATGATTAGTCCATAGTTGTTTAAAAATTCCATGATCTTTACATATTATCGGAACTACAGTATCAGTTTTAAAATCTTTAGTTATTAATGAGTAGTCATATTTAAAATTATGAATTCGATTAGCTTGAGTTATTTTTTCTAAATACGTTAACTTATGACCTTTACATTTAGGACATTTAGACTTTTTATTTATATGATTATCTAATGAAACTTCCCAAACCCCATGTTCTTTGCATATAATGGGATATTTTTTCATTACACCTTCATACTCTTTTATTAAAGAATAATCATATTCACCATGAATTGTATTTGCCTTATTAATAAAATATTCCAAACCCATTCCTTTTTTTAAAAACTTAGTAGCCATAAATCCTATTTAATTGTGTGGCTATAAATATACGAAAAAGAATTAAGTATTCAAATATTTTTCATCAATTACTTCATTAGCATATTTAATAGTTTGTACAAGCATACGTTGTCCTGTACAAGTTATAGCAGAAGATAAGACCTTATAACCATCAGTAAAACGCCAACTATTGATGGCGAAGGCACCGTATACTGCGTTTAATAATACTTTATTTACTAATTGCTTACGATCATATAAATTTCCTAAATCTTCATTTCCATTTTTATAAGCTTCTTCCATTTGTCTTTTAAACTCTTTCCTCATTCGGAACCAATCTGTAAGTACATCAGCTACAATACTTCTTTCATCAGTTCGGAAACAAACTCCGTTAGCAGATATAGTCCATTTCTTACTTTCTATAGTTTGAATAAGTTTTTCTACAGTAACTTTATTAGTTGAAAATTTATAAGTTTCTTTATTTAGAATTTCGAATTCTAATTCAAGTTTAGGATCTTTATTTTTTAAATCTTCTAGCCCCCACCAAATATTTCGTGTTGGATTGTCTATAACAATTCTACCTACTAAGGTTTCGATTCCCAGATTAAGACTACGAATAATAGATGGATATAAACTCGCATAGTCATAGTCACTTAACCAGCGGTAGACACCGGGACATGGGTCGAGGAGGAAGCCTCCAGCATATCCTTCTTTTTTCTTAACTGTTTTTAGTTCGCGCGTCTTTAGTTCATTAGAAGCGGTTTTAACCACAACAAAATCACCATCAATAGAATGTATTTCTCCCTCAATTGTTGATGTACCTCGCTGATGTACAACCAAGTCACCTTCGTTAAGTTCTTTAATTTCTTTGTTTACTGTAGTAGGTTTATTATGAACAACTATTTTCTTACGTTTAAGGTAAGTAAGAATAGCTCCTTCATTTAATACAGTATTAAAATAAATAGATTCATAAGGGGTATGACATAAATGGGAAATCAAAACTGTTAATTGTACGAATTGTAAATTTTCTTCCAATTTTTCCAATATCTCAACATCTCGAATATTATATTCGATATACTTTTCAGGATCTTTAGCTAATAATTCGTCTAGATTACCAGAGTATTCAATTTTTCCTAATTTAGCATATTTTATCCCAATATTATTTAATGTATATGAAGGTTCTTCACGTGTGATATATTTCTTTAGAAGACGCATGAAATCCAAACTTGATATACCACCAATTGTTATTGGTTTATCAGGCATAGCTGGGTTATTAATTAACTTTTTAATTGGGGATAATAAATTTGCTGTTTCTTCACCAAATATTTTAAGTATTCTGCAGTAAAGATATGGTATATCGAAGAAATCTGAATTATATCCTATCAGTATGGTAGGGTCAATTTCTTTCCACATTTTCAAGAATTTATTAATCATATCCCTTTCAGAATAACACGTAATAACTGTGTTTATTCCGATTGTTTTATTTTCTAATTTACCTGCTGTATCTACAATCCAACATATTCTTTTCTTTTCTTTACCTTCAAAATAGGTTAAAGCAAGTGATGTTAATTCTGCAGGAGCTGCTTGTATGTAACTAGGAGTTAATGAACCTAATAATTGGATCTCAATATCCAGGTAAACTATATTATGGAATGTAGGTTGTGAATCATCTTTGTAATAGAAATCTCTAAGTACTGCTACTTCTTTTGTGATATCCTTTTCTAAAATTTGATTATCAAACCAATCATACTTTCCTTCAACTTTAGAAACTTTTTTCCCGAATAGTGTTGTGTACTCACCTTCTTCATCTAATTGATAAACAGGGGGAGTGTATTTAAAACGTTTCCAACCCTGTTCATCGTCTTTCAAATAGGTATAACCACGATCTGGATTACCCTTTCTTCTCTCTTGATATATTGATAAATAGATAATATTAAATTTTAGTAGTTAATATATAATATATATTTTAGGATATCTCATTAAACAACTTATACTTTTGGGAAATTTAATATGATATGGATTTTTCTTGAATAATTTCCAACCTAAATTATTAAGTTTATTTACATAATATTCCTCTTGTTTTATGGATTTAATTTCTATTGGAAATTGGATATCGTTTGGATTATTTATTTTCATCGTAAACTATTTTAATGTATTAATTATACCAATCCCAAAATATTTATTATTATAATTTTTAAATTTTTTAAAATAGTATGGGAAATCATCATTTGTATCCCCTCCTCTTAATTCCCAACCTATAGAAGTTAAATATCTCATAACTTTTATTTTTGTAAATATACGAAAGACAATCTAGGTCTCCTAAGAGACCTAATATTATTTATTTTTACAACTTTCAATTTCTTCTGGTGTGAAAAATTGTTTTAAATTTGGTTTAAAATATGACAAAGATTTTTGGACTTTTTTATCTTTAGTACGATATACAACCCAATGATTATCTACTTTTTCATAATGACATGGAACTCCTAATATGTTTTCTCTATCTTTAACAGTATCTATAGCTTCTAATTCAGATAAACACAATTTAGACATATTAGACGCTTGTATTTCCTTATATACGTCTTGTATTTTATCTTTCATCCCATGCAACATAATACCATTACATAAAACATACATAATATCTCCAAGAGCATCTGCTACTCCTATTAAATCATTATTCTCACAAGCTTCTTTATACTCGTCTAATTCTTCTTTAATAAAATCATAAACAAATTCCCACTCCCATTTTTCTTTAGGAATATTTGGTTCATAATAATTAGGCTTATTCATAGCCTTATTGAAGGTTTCTACTTCATCAACGAACGGAACATTTTTATTCATATTAAATATTTTGTTATTATTTTAATTCATCTATTAATTCCAAAATTTTCTTTTGAATTTTTTCTGCATCTTCATACTCCCAACCTAATTCAAATAAAGGCATATCAAATTCCTCTTCTTCCTTTCCTTCTTCCTTTACTCTTTTAGTTATCCAATGACACTTTAGTAAAGATTTTAATGTTGCAATTTGTTCTTCAATCTCTTGGTTTTGTTCTCTTTTAGATTCCATTTTATATTTGATTATTTATTAATTTCTTCCCACTCTTCAATCCAACAACGCACTGTTTCAGTTCCTACTTCAAAATCAGACATACATTCTAATTCTCTTAATTTTATTCTTATAAATTCTGATAATTCCATATTAAAATATTGATGTATTAAGGGTTAAAATAGGTAATTTTTTACCTCTTGATTCTAGTAAATATACAGATTCTTGAAATATTTTTTCTAACCCCTGATTAAAACCCATAACTGAATTTAAATTCTTCCCTGGTTCCTCTTTTTCATAGAAAAAAGATATAGTTTCTTTACTACATTCGGTTTTAATTACCATATCAGGTAAGTGATATCCATTTTTAGCCATTCTCCTTAGTAATCTGAATCCAAGAATACCTTCTACTATAATATGATAACCAGAGTAGTAATACTCATTCACATCTCGTTCTAATATATTTAATGCTTCATCTTGATCATACATTCTAATATAATCATCTGATATAAATAAAGTTCTATCGTCTAATTGTTTAGATAACTCTTTTGCTATAGTAACCTTTCCACTTTTTGTAGCTCCGATCACAAATATTAAAGTAAGTGGTCTGCAATAATCAACAATTTTTGATGTTATAAGTGATTTAGGATCCATATTTACTAATTATACCTAACTGGAAATATTCTTTAAAATCATTAAAATTAGGATTATGATTTGTTATAAAAATTCTGTCACCTATTTTATAATCATATGTAGTTCCTTGTCTAGTAAACACTAAATTGTTATTAATTATATACAAACCTTCCGTGAAATCAGCGATATTCTGCTCGACTAAAGGAGGTTGTTGGGGTGTGGTGTTATAAGGAATTAATGCATTTAAAGCGTCTCTCCTGCGACCGCAGCCACAGTCTTCAATACCTAATATATCAGCAGTTTTTTCTACCAGAGTCGAAACTCCGGTAGCTTTAAAAACTTTTTCTAATGTGTCTCCTAATCCAACAGATTCTGCCATTCTATTTTATTTTTCTTTATTTCACGATTTATCTTACTACAAAGAGGTTGTGTGTTATTATATTTTAACAATTTTAATAACTCTTCCTCATTTTTCGCGCTACTCATAGGTATTATATGGTCAATATCCCAACCATAATTAAATTCTCCATTATATTTACCATAATTTTCCCAATTCATCCATTCTAAAAATTGAGATTCTATATATTCTTTATAAAATGTAATAGAACAATTTAAAACATCAATAGTTTTGGATTTTCTTTCAAAACCCAAATTATTAATACTATTTCTTATTTGTATTCCAGAAGTTGTTTTTAATCTAAAAAGAGGATCAGTATCATATTTATTTTTACGATATATCTTTTCTTTTTGTTTTAAATCATCTTTATTATCTTTATACCATTGTTTATGATATTCAGTTCTATCATTTTCTTCTTTATATGTTTTAGAATAAGATAGAATCTTATCTCTATTTTTAATATAATATAAAGAAGTATTTTCTTTTACACAGGACTTACAATGAATACTCAAACCATCTTCTCTAGCTCTATTTTTATTGAATTCATTTAAAGGTTGGATTTTCTTACATTTAGTACATATTTTAGTTTCCATAATACAAAAGGAGAAATTAAGAGTTGTATCTGGTCCATACAAATTCCTAAAATCTCCTTAAAAATATTTTTATTAAGCAGGACCAGTGCTTATTTACGGATATAAATATTGAAGAGAACAAGAAATATCAATAAACCTTTTGATTCCATTATACTCCTCTTAAATCATCAAATGCTATAATGTGTGCTCTTCCAGTAAAATTATACCCACGCTCAGCACATTGTTCCATACAGTAAGTATAATTTGGAATAACAGCTTTTTTAGTATCACCTGCAGGCATAACCCATGTTTTATTTTTAGGAATGTCATGAATTAGTCTAAATTCCTCAATTTTCTCCCAAATACCTTCATCATTTTGATCAACAACAGGTTTAAAATGATAATCTTTATGATAAGACATCATAGAAGCCATGGCTTCATGATTCATTCTGAATTTATTATGTTGTTTAATAAACTTTTCATCAACAATTTTATCAGAATTAATAATAGGGATACCTAATTTTGGGATTGAATTTTCAAATTTAGGTGATAATGAAATTAAATCAATAGGATATTTAGTTTTAATGAAATGTGAACCTTCTGTTTCAATAGTAACAAATCCATCACACAACATATACTCCCCACTTTCATTCCATATAGTACCAGCTTGACCTGAATCAGGGAATCTAAGTTTTTTGGAATGCATTTCTTTAAACATAGTAACTAATTCGTCTACTAATTCTGGATGCATTGTAGGTGAACCTCCGCTTACCATTAAATGATTTATATCAGGACGAGACTCAAACAATTCTTTAATTGCTTGTAATGACCATGATCCTTTTTCTGGTGTAATTGAACTATACCAGCTGTCGCACCATCCACCCTCACCAAACCAACATCTATGTGTACATCCTGTTGTTCTAACTAGGAAATGTGGATATCCTGCTCTAGAACCCTCAGTTTGGATACAAGTGTATGCTTCTATAATTGGTTGTATTTTACTATAATCCATATTACTTAATTAAATGTAAAACTTCTTGTTTAGCTGTTTTTTCATGATTTGCAAACACACCTGATACCATAGGTGTTACCATACCAGCCCCTTGATGTTTTACTCCTCTACAAGAAACACATTGATGTGATGCTTCAATAACTACCATTACTCCAATATTATCAATAATTTTATCAATAGCATTATGTATAGCAACTGTTAGTTGTTCTTGAATTGCTCCTCTTCTACCGAAATGTTCAACTACTCTGTTAAGTTTTGATAATCCAACCACTTTTCCACCTTTTTTAGGAATATAAGCAATATGTACTACTCCTTTAATAGTTTCGTGGTGGTGAGAACATACTGAAGTTAATGGAATATTTTTCTCTAAAACTATACCTTCATATCCGTCTGAAGGGAATGTAGTTATCTCTCCATCACCAAAAATTAATTCATATCTTCCTTTCCATATATCATTGATATATTTTTTAGCGATTCTTTTTGGAGTATCGGCAGAATTGGGGTCGTTTTTGTAATCTACACCTAAGGCAGTAAGAAAATTACCATAATGAATAGTTGCTTCGTCAATTATTTTTTGTTTTTCTTCTTGATTAAGAGAACGATGTTCTGTTTTTAATACTTCTGCTAATTGGGTTGAAATACCGTTAGCACATCCCGATTTAGCCAATTCAAAACCCTCAATTTTTTGTTTCATTTCTTTTCGTTA